TACTACCGTTGTGTAGCTGATCCTTCATTCATGAAAGATCTAAGAGCTGATGCAGGCTTCAGAGAGGTTGCTAGATACCCTGGCATGGGTCAGCCTAACCCTCTTATGGGAATGGGTGCTCCTAATGCTTCCATTTATCAGGGTGGACAGTTCGGACAAGCACAATTTGTCGCTGGTGAACCAGTTATGCCATCAGGTTTCGTATTTGAAGGTGTAAGGTTCTTCGAAACAACAAATATGCCCTCCAAAACAATTACCGTAAATACAAACGATGGTAATGGTGCCGTTTCACACGACACTCCACCAGCTGTATTCTTCGGTCCACAAGCAATTGGTGTTGGTGTGGGTGGTCCTAATGCTCAAGTTCTCATTAACAACAATGATGACTTCAGTAGATTCATTATTTTGATCTGGCAGCTATATGCTGGCTTCGCAAACTTGAATAAGGACTTCATCACAGTTGCATTCACAATTGCAGACGTATAAGGAGGATAACTAAACATGGCAACATATAAATCAAATGCCGGAGCAGTATTACAGCCCGGTAATCAGGTAAATAGATTATCTTCTTACAACAAAGAAGGTGTACATGGATGGCCTGGTCTCGAATTCTACGAGCAGATTGGTTATATCAAGATTTCTAATAAATCAGGAACAAAAGCCAACTACAAGAGTTTCGATATCACAATTCCTTCACCAGATCGTCGTCCTGATGATCGTGTTAGAGATGATCGTACATCTTTAGTGGTACCAGCAAGCTCAACAAAGCCTGCTTATGTGTATCAAGCTTCTTTGTCAATCGCCCAGGATATTCCTGCAGGCGGATTAGCAACATTCCCAGCATCACCAGTAACAACTGATCTTTTAGGTACTAATGGAGAGTTCCTTCTTCTAGGTCCTGATAATGGTGGTTCACCTCGTGGTGTTCCTGCTAACCAGCCATCTGGTTTAGCTGCTGCATCTTCCTTACTAGATATCGGTGCTGCCGGTATTGCTCAAGGAACAGGAATGACTTCAACAGACGGAACAGTTGATGGAGTAGTTCCATTCTGGACCGCTGTAACTACAGGTGGTATTCTTGCAGCTGACGCAGAAAACTCCATGATGTATAAAGTAACTGCCGACACAACCTTCAAGGTTTATAATGTCGATGCTGTTACTGGAACAGCAGTTAATGGAGATGGAGTATACATCTCTGATACAGCTGCTGACGAAAGTAAAGCTGCATACATCCTTTGTAGAGTTAACTACATTCGTCCATCTGAGCCAGTAGGCTGGAATGATGTTCAAGGTTTAATCGACTTTGCATCTCAGATAGGTGGCGGTGACGCTTAATACTTGATGTATTTATAAAGGAGCCGGGCATATGCTCGGCTTTTTTATTTGCACTAAAAGTGTGGGTTGTTATTCTATTTATATAGATAATAATTAATTAAATGTTATACAGATACAAGCCAACAGGTGCATTGCTTGAGAAAGTTTCAGTTCATGGTGATGGAATTGTCATGTGTACAGATGCACAAGACGAAGTTCATTATGTAGATGAATCCGATTTGATTCCTCAATTACAAGAAACCACAGAGAAAATTAAAACTGAAGAACGTCTAACTGCTCAATTAGCATCAGAAGGTGTTAAACCTGCAACACCTACAAAAAAAGAAATTTTCCCTGTAGACACCAGAGTTAACATCAATACTGCCAGTGCTAGACAACTTGCTGATGCGTTGCCTGGTGTAGGATTAAAGACAGCTAGGGAGATAAAAGACTTACAATCTTCCATGTTAG